TGCGGCTACTATGTCGCAAAAGGTTGTTCAGTATCAAGCCGTCATGCAGATGGCACAGCAAAACCCACAAATCTACGACCAAGTAGAACTCAACCGACAGATGTTAGAAGTGCTTGGCATTAAGAACATAGGTAAATTAATACCGAGCGCAGAAGATCAGAAGCCAAGAGACCCTGTGTCCGAGAACATGGCAGTCTTAAACAACAAACCTGTAAAAGCATTCGTGTATCAAGACCACGAAGCACATATTGCTGTACACACATCAGCTATACAAGATCCAAAGATAGCAAAGATTGTGGGGCAAAACCCACAGGCACAGATGATGATGGCTGCAATGATGGCCCACATCAACGAGCACGTAGCGTTCCAATATCGCAAAGAGATAGAGGAGCAATTAGGCATCCCACTACCAAAGATGGACGAGGAGTTGGAGCCAGAGATGGAGCAAGAGGTTTCTCGCATGATGGCTGCAGCGGCAATAAAACTGCTACAGAAAGATTCCGCAGAAGCTCAAGCACAACAAGCTCAGCAAATGCAACAAGACCCAATTATTCAGATGCAGCAGCAAGAGCTGCAGTTGAAAGCACAAGAAGTCGAGATAAAGAAACAAAAACTTATTATCGACGCAGCAGCAAAGCAAGACCAGATGGAGATCGAGAAGTCTCGTATCGATGCGCAGAAAGAAATTGCTGGTATGCAGCTTGGAGCCAAAGTAGGCAACGACAAAGCAGTATTAGAAGCAAAGCAAGCAATGGAAGGTGCGCGTATAGGAGCAGAAGTTGCAAGAAATCGCGCTCAAATGTCATTACAAGAACGTCAGTCTATGAGGCAGGCGCAAATGCAATCAAACAAACCTAAATCTACCCCTAAAAAAGGTGAATAATGGACAGAACTTTAGAGATTATCAAGCACCAGATAAACGAGAAACAAGCACAAGTAGCGCATGCTATGAGTGAAGGTGCGGCGAAAGATTACGCGGAATACCGCGGAATGTGCGGTGAAATTAGAGGTCTTTCCATCGCAGAAGGATACATACTTGACCTTGCAAACCAAATGGAGCGAAACGACGATGAGTGAAAACTTAATCATTGCGACAGAACACGGTGAAACATCCGAACTACCGCAAACTGCAGAAGAAAAGGGTAAACAGTTGCCAGAACCAGTGGGATACCACATTTTGGTAGCACTTCCAGAAGCTGAGGAAAAGTACGAAAGCGGCATTATTAAATCAGATGAAACACGCCGTTATGAAGAGGTTTTAGCTACGGTATTTTTTGTAGTTAAACTTGGTCCAGATGCTTATAAAGACGCTAACAAGTTTCCTACAGGTCCTTGGTGTAAAGAAGGCGATTTTGTCCTTGCAAGACCAAACAGCGGTACACGTTTGAAAATTCACGGGCGCGAGTTCCGACTATTAAACGACGACACCATCGAGGCTGTTGTTGACGATCCACGTGGCATTAGCCGCGCATAAGGAGGTAAATATGGCAGATATAGAAAAAACCGAATTTGAATTTCCTGATGAGATAGAAGCCAAAGCAGGTGGTAAAGTTGAGGCTAAAAATAACGTCGAGGATGTAGATTTTGACATTATTGACGACACGCCTGAAGAGGACCGTGGTCGTGAGCCATTGCCGAAAGAGGTAGTGGACGAACTAGACAAAGACGAGTTAGAAGATTACTCTGAAAAAGTTAAGAAAAAGCTAATCCAGATGAAGAAGGTCTGGCATGATGAGCGCCGTGAAAAAGAACGGGTTCAACGTGAGCAGCAAGAAGCTCTTGCGTATGCGCAACGTATACTTAAAGAGAATGAAAAGCTAAAATCTAGGCTAACTGCTGGAGAGAAAACTTTCTTAGACACCTACAAAGGTGCAGCGGAATTAGAACTAGACGCAGCTAAGAAAGCCTATAAAGATGCGTATGACAACGGAGATTCTGATAGGTTAGTAGAAGCTCAGCAGAAGATTTCTGACGCTAACTATAAACTTCGTAAAGCGGAAGAATATGTTCCCTCTTTACAAAATGAAAAAGATAGTGTACAAAGCGAACCAGAAGTACAAGTGTCTCGCCCTGACCCAAGAGCTACTGCGTGGCAACAGCGCAATACATGGTTCGGTCAGGACGAGGAAATGACCAGTCTAGCACTTGGACTACATCAAAAATTGGTCAAAGAGAATGGGCAAAATTACCCATCAACAGATGAATACTGGGAAAAAGTCGATAGCACTATGCGTCGCAGATTCCCAGACTATTTTCAAGATGAAACGTCTGAAGCGGGAACTAAACCTGCTGGACGTACCGAAAGATCCGCTACGGTAGTTGCTCCTGCGACACGTAGCACCGCTTCCAAGAAAGTAGTGCTCAAGCAGTCAGAATTGGCTATTGCCAAGAAACTGGGAGTTACCCCTGAGCGCTATGCCCGTGAAAAACTTTTAACAAATGGAGGCCAATAATGGCTGAAAACAAATTAAGTAGAGAACTTGAAACCCGTGCTATTCAGGAACGTCCTAAGCAGTGGACACCACCTGAGCTTTTGCCTGAACCAGATAAGCAGCCCGGTTTTGCGTACAGATGGATTCGTGTATCGACTTTACAAAATGCTGACCCACGTAATCTTTCCGCCAAAATGCGTGAAGGGTGGGAGCCAGTAAAGCTTTCCGAACAGCCAAAATTTCAGCTGCTAGCCGATCCTAATAGTCGTTTTAAAGACAATGTTGAGATTGGCGGACTGTTGTTATGCAAGACACCCATCGAGTTTGTGGAGCAGCGTAATAGCCACTACCAGAAACAGGCCGAAGGCCAGATGGAGTCTGTAGACCACAGCTTAATGCGCCAAAGCGACCCACGGATGCCTCTCTTTAATGAGAAGAAATCTACGACGACCTTTGGTACTGGAAAATAGTAATTTAATCTTTGGAGTTAAATATGGCATATCCTACTGTAGACAAGCCTTACGGCCTACAGCCGGTAAACTTGATTGGTGGTCAGGTGTTTGCGGGTTCTACTCGTAACTTACCTATCCAATATGGCTACGCTACCAACATTTTTTACGGCGATTTTGTATCACTAAACCGTGGCTTTATTACTCGCACTGCGATTAGTACTGCTTCATTCACATCAACAGCTATCCCTGTTGGTATTTTCTTGGGCTGTTCTTTTACAAACCCAGTGACTAAACAAAAGCAATTTAGTCAGTTTTGGCCTTCAGGCACTTTAGCTGGCGATTGCGAAGCTATCGTTACTGATGATCCTGATACAGTTTTTAAAGCTGTTATGGTTACTTCAGGTACAGTTGTAGCATCAGCTGCTACCGCATTAATTGGTCAAAACGTTGGTTATGTAGACAACGGTGGCAACATTAACACTGGTAATTCGTTGAACGCAGTTTTAGTTCCAACAGTTACACCACCCGCTGCTCCAGCTACAACCTCTACTTTACCGTTACGTATAGTTGGTGTAGTTCATGATACTGGTATTTCTCAGTCCTACACAGGTTCTTCAAGTACCCAAACTATTACTTTGACTACCCCATTGGCTTCTACTTCTGCAATTGCTATTGGTTCAGAAGTTGGCTACATTGCCGCAAATGGTCAGTATATTGGTACTGGTTCGTACGTTAACTCGGTAACTAACACGACTACTGTTGTAATGAATAACACAATCGCTGTTCCAGGTTCGGTAGTTGCTATTCCTGCCAGTTCTACTATTGTGTTTACACAGTTACCAGAAGTTTTAGTTAAATTTAACCAAGCACAGCACGAGTATTACAGTGCTACGGCGATGGCTTAAGGAGTAATATAAAATGGCTATTTCACGTGCACAACTACTGAAAGAACTTTTACCGGGCTTGAATGCTCTGTTCGGTATGGAATATTCTACCTACGGTGAACAACACAAAGAGATCTACGAAACAGAGACCTCCGAGCGTTCGTTCGAAGAAGAAACCAAGCTATCCGGCTTCTCAGCTGCCCCTGTTAAAAACGAGGGTAGTGCTATTGCTTATGACAATGGTCAAGAGGCATGGACTGCTCGATACAACCACGAAACAATCGCTTTGGGCTTCAGCTTAACTGAAGAAGCAATCGAAGATAACTTGTATGACTCGTTATCCGCTCGTTATACCAAAGCTTTGGCTCGTGCTATGGCGTACACCAAACAAGTTAAAGCTGCTAGCGTTTTGAATAACGGCTTCAGCGCTGCCTACACCGGTGGCGATGGCGTTGCTTTATTCTCAAGCGCACATCCTTTAGTTTCTGGTGGTACCAACAGCAACATTCCATCAACCCCTGCTGACTTGAACGAAACTTCGTTGGAAAACGCTGTTATTCAGATCGCTGCATGGACTGATGAACGTAGTCTGTTGATCGCTGCTAAACCTAAGAAGTTGATTGTTCCACCTGCTCTGCAGTTCGTTGCTACTCGTTTATTAGAAACCAGCCTCCGTGTTGGCACTACTGATAACGATATCAATGCTATCAAGAACAATGGTTCAATCCCAGAAGGCTACACTGTCAACAACTTCTTGACAGATACAAATGCTTGGTTCTTAACAACCGACGTACCTAACGGTATGAAGCACTTTGTACGTACGCCTTTAAGCAACTCAATGGACGGCGACTTTGATACTGGTAACGTACGTTACAAGTCTCGTGAGCGTTATTCATTCGGTTGGTCTGATCCTCTTGGTATGTACGGTTCACAAGGCGCTTAATAGCGTTTTAGCGAGAGGGGGCTTCGGCCCCCTTTTTAATTAGCGAGGTAGATATGAATATTTTTATACAGAAACAGATTGAGTCGTCAGAACGTCTTTACAAAATGATGTTCCAAGACCATGCGGATCGCGTCAAAAACGTTACTAATGTATATGAAGTAAGTGAAAGCTTACAAAAAAAGCTGGACCAACGTGATGCTGAAATAGCAAAACTACGCCGCCAACTACGTGCCTACGAGGCTATAGAGCGCATGTAGCTTGTTTTACGGTTGTAATATTTATGGCATAGTATTAGATGGCAGCCAGGGGTGGTTGCTTTTTTGATATGGAGAACACTATGCATGTAACTATTATTTTTGAATGCGAATACGAAGAATTATTTGATGTTGTTGAGTACGAAGAGTACGAAGATGATGAAGACGGCGTCGAGTACGATGAAGATGGCGTAGCTTGGTGGTTTGATGAAGAATCAGAAGTTTGGTACTTCTACGACGAAGATGCTGATGACTGGTTCGAGTGGGATGAAGAAGCAGAGTATTACGAGTTTGAAGAAGTAGCAGCTGCGTAATCTAAGGAGGCTTCGGCCTCCTTTTTCTTTTTCTTTGCTTGGTATTCCGCATCGTGTAACTTCCTGTGACAGTTTGCACATAGTACAATACAACGTTCTTCTATTTCCTTTAGTGCGCCTTTGTAATTGCCGTTTGTAAGTAATCTGTTAACTTTTTTATTGTCTTTTGCTCTAACAACATGGTGAAAATCAAATGTAGCGGGGTGGTTTTCTCCACACTGTACACACGATAAAGTTGCTTTATAGTCACGCCATTTTTGTCTGTATTTTTCCTTACCAATTTTTGTTGCGGCTTTAATTTTAGCGGTATGTTTAGCGTAATGCCGTTTAGCTATTTCTTTCTTTTTTTCTTTATCTTTGACTGGCATATAAGCCTTTGAACGCTAGTTAATTAAAAGCGCTTGCATTTTATTATAACTCTGGTATAACAACAACATTCCGGGAACATCCGGTTTATTAGACTGTCCCGGCAGACGCATACAAGACTAATAAACTTTACTCTGTATGGAGAAATTATTATGGCACTATCAACCGCATCCGGTCCTTGGCGTTCGCTCACGGGCTATATCGTCCCAATTACTTACGTTTTCGCAACCGACATCGTTGCTGGTGAATACCAGATTTTAGACGCTGGCGCACGTATCCTAGTTTTATCCCCTGCTGATGGTGGCCCTGCTTCAGCAGTTGATTTTGTTCTTCCTAATGTAACTTTACCTACTGGAGTCACTGCGTTTACTGGCCCACAGTCTGCTCAACCACAATTCAATGGTATCGAAGGCTCAATTACTAACTATGGCGCAGTTGCTCATAAGTTAAAAGGTTATGGCGCACAAGTTGTTTCTGGTGTTGCTGAAGTAACCGTAGCTGCTGGCACTATTGTTCAGTGGGCGGGTAATGGCAACCCAAATGCACCTTGGATCGCTATCTCTACCGCTATTCTGGCTGCTTAATTAATCTCTGGGGCTTAGGCCCCATTAACACATTAGGAGATTATTATGATGCAAACAGACGTACTAAGTGGACATCTAAAACAGAGTGGCTTTATTGTTGCGCAAGCTGCATCGCGTATTAAATCTATCTCTATTAAAGGCACCGCTAGTGCTGGACAATTCGACCTTTTTAGCACTACAACTGTTCCTATAACCGCTACTTATGGGCAGACTGGAACAACTGTAACAGTTACAAGATCAGCTCACGGGTTGGTTACAGGCGATAGAGTTGGTATTACTTTTACGGCGGGTACTGGAGGCGCTTCTTCCCCGGGCAACTACACAATCACTCGCATTGACGCAAATACTTTTACTATTACTAGCCCAAACACGCTAAGTGTAACTGCTACCCCTGCTTGTGTTTATGTAAGCGGTGCTTTGGCTTCTTGGCTTGTTACGTTTGAAACTAATCCGGATGATATATACATTAATTACTTTTTGTTGCCCGGCGAAGGTATTCGTAGTCGGTTACCTGTGTACGCGTACATGAGTAATATTTCTGTTGCTACGGTGTTCTATGGCTAAGTCTCCGGCATGGCAGAGAAAAGAAGGCAAGAACCCCGCTGGGGGTTTGAACGCCAAGGGGAGAGCCTCCGCGAAAAAGCAAGGCATGAATTTGAAAGCTCCCCAGCCGGAAGGCGGCTCAAGGAAAGAGTCGTTCTGCGCCCGTATGTCAGGTATGAAAAAGAAGCTTACATCTGCGAAAACAGCAAATGACCCGAACAGCCGTATCAATAAATCTTTAAGAGCATGGAAGTGTTAATTATGTCTGATATCGAACTGACAGAACGCGAACGTTTAATCGCTAAAGAAGCCGCAAAGATTGCGCTTGAAGAGCTATCTTCTGAGTTTTACAGAAGAGTGGGTAAAACTGTTGTAGACAAAATACTAATCGTGCTTGGCATTTTGGCGGTTGGGTTTGTCTTTGGCAAAGGCTGGTTAATTAAAATTTAAGGAGTAATGAAATGAAAAAGATGGCAAAAGGTGGTCTTGGTGCAGCAAATAAAATGGGTCCAGTAAAGACAGCAGCCCCTAGCCGTGATGGTATTGCAGAAAAAGGCAAAACCAAAGGCAAGCAAGTACGAATGGGTGGCACTGTAGCCGCATTAAAAGGCGCAAGCCGGGGTAGATAATTATGATGGCCTCTCGTGGTATGGGCGCTATTAAAGCGTCCAAGATGCCCAAAGGCGTGAAAAAAGCACGTCGGGATGATACCGACTTCACCCAGTATAAAGAAGGTGGGAAGGTCAAATCCGGGGTAAACGCCGCTGGCAATTACACTAAGCCCGGAATGCGTAAGTCTATGTTTGAAAGTATTAAGGCTCGCGCAGTACAAGGCACAGGCGCAGGTCAGTGGTCTGCTCGTAAGGCACAGCTCTTAGCAAAGAATTACAAAGCCAAGGGTTGTGGTTACATGTGACATGGTCTAAAAAGTACAACTCGTCAATTGAT